GCGAGTTGTTGCTGCGTATTCTTTGTCTGACATTGCCTTGATAGCTGCGGAGGGCAGATAACGCTCCCCGGTGGCTTTCTTGCCTTGCGTTGATGGCTTGCCTGACTTCGTGCGCCACTTCTGGGCAGTCCACTTTTTTAAACTCTTCTGTGATTTTTTGAGAGCCATTTATTTCTTCTTTTTGCGTTTTAACTTTTTAAAGTCTGCGCTTGTAATTTTTGTCCTCGGCTTTGCTACTCTTGCAAGTTTCTTTTGTTTAGAAGAATACTTTTTAAATGGCATTAGTCTCGATAGCCTCCACCTTTCGCTTTATATTGCTTTGCGAGCATTTGTGCTTTTCTCGCTGTCCATTGTCCTCGGCTGCCGCCCTTGTTCCCTGCTTTGATCTTGTTAAAAAGATTCTTTCGCATGGTAGGCTTGGTGTAGTTTCCAGCCTCATTAACACGAGACTTTGTTTTCTTTTTTGCTTTGGTTTTTCGCTTTACGACCATTTTGTTTTATCTGCCCAAAATGCTGCTGACATCTTGCCCTTTGCTATGTTCTTTGCGTGTCTTGCTTTGAAAGACTTCCTTTTGTTCTTCATCGCTTGACTCTCGCCTTTCTTCGGTGCGCCCGCAGTTGACGCTCCTTGTTGTCCAAATCGAATCGTTTTGATCTTGTCACCTTGCTTTGCCACGACAATGTGAGACTTCTTCGGGTGGTTAGGTGTTCGCTTTGGTTTGTTGAATCCTGTGACTCCTGCCCTAGTGAGTCTGGGATCTTTTTTTGCCATTAAAATATACCTTGTTGTCGAGGATAAGAATGTCGTCCCACTTTGATAAACAAACGCCCTTGACCTTAAAGTTCTTTTCAATATGCGCTTTAGTACCTAAACACGCATCTATTTGATAGTCACCGTTAAAGTCTTTGAAGTGATACCACGCTAAATTACTAATCAGGTAGAGAGTAGTTATCAAATAACTGGTAGTCCTACCGACTGACGTAATCTCATTTGAGCGATCTGCTTAGACTCTAAGTCTTCCTGCGCTTCTGCGAGCTTCATTTGCTCGACCGCTGTTTTGACAGTGTTCATTGATGCTTTGCTTTCTCGTTCGATTGCCTCGGCTCTTTCGGTTGCTACTTCTGCTTGTTTCAATGCGAGCTCTAACTGCGCTGCTTGTTGCTCTAGCTGCTTGCTTGCCTGTATCTGAGACTGAAGCGCAACGGCCTCTTCTTGGTTAGGCTCAATGATTCCTGCTTTTACTCCTGCGCTTCTCAGGCGTTTGATTGCTTCATCTCCTCCCACTAGATCAAGGTTTTGGAATAGAATGTCTCCGACCAACTGACTCATGGCAGGGTTTTGAGCAATCATCGAGGACAGTTGTTCTGCTGTCTCTTGCTTGCGAGTTGTGAAGGATGGGCCGCTTGCAATCTTGATATCGTAGTTTCCTACGTTCAAGTCCATTGTCTTGACGAATGTCCCGGTCTGAGCGTCCATCAAAGTCTTGTTTACTTGAACTGTCTCTTCTCGCTCGTCCTCGCCTATGATTCTAATTGTTCTTTCGGTGTCGTACACAGCAGGGATCATATCTATCATGATCCTTCCGGCTAACTCCATTGAGTCGATTAACTGATCTTGGTACTCGAAGTTAGACATTTCGCCTTGAAACTGTCTTCGGCCGATTGCTATGCCTGACGTCTCTTGGCCTTGCTGACCAATGTTTGCGTCAAATATCCCGGTGGTTGCTTTGATGTCCTCTGCTGCAAACTGAGCATCTTGTAAGAGTCCGGGTGATCCTTGTGCTGGGGATTCTCGGTACGGTTTTTGGCCTTGGTCAAAATTAAACTGAAGAACTGGGTCATTTGACACCATCATGTTCTTCCACTTGGATTCATGCCCTTTAATCATGGCAGGAGTCACAAAGTAAGGCTGTTTAGGCGTGAGGGCTGTGACCTCGACTGCTACGCTTCGAGAGTAGTTGTAAAGTCTCTGAGCGTCCTTAGCTTTGCGCACAATGCCTCTTGTGATGTACTTGCCGTTGATGTTGGAAGTCTTACCAAACATTGGCACAAGAGGAATGAATCGACCGACACACTCAACCTCTTCAAGTATTTCCATGCCGCTGATCTTAAATCGCTCTAGCTTTCGCTTTTGAACCTTTCTTGTCTTGCCTAATGTGATGCCTTGCAGATTTAACTCGTCCCTAACTGGCTGGACTTCTTCTAAGTCTAGGACTCGTCCGTCTGACAACTGGACTAGCGTTCTCTCTTCGTTCACGATTCTGAAGTAATCAGCTACTCGTACAAAGTCCTCACTGACCCATGAATCCATGTTGCCAGTTGTAGTGAAATCGCTTTCGCCCGGATAAGACTCTGCTTCGGGGTAAAGTCTTTCAAACTCCTTGCGCTCCATGTCCTCAAACATAAAGCCAAATCGAGCCTCTTGAACGTGTTGCGCTTGGATAATTGGGTCAAGCAGTACAGAAAAGGGATTCTTGATCTCTCGGAGGATAATATCCTGATCCAGAGAAACATCGTCAATGTAATCGTGATCTACCAGCAAACAACCCCAACCAGACTTAACCGCGAACTTAAATGCTGTTTTAAAGGCTTGTATGCCTCTCTGGTCGATTTGACGTATTAGCCCTTGGTAGACTTCAGCTATGTCCTCATCGCCTTCCTCTGCGGCTCTGACTTTGACTGAGGGCATTTGTGCCATTTGCCCGCCAACAACTCGGTCAACGGAAGCAGATAGCTTGTCAAAAGTTAAGCAAGGACGATTGTGTCTTGATTCTCGGACTGAATCCTCCCACTGACCTTCATCGTCATCGATAAACGACACGTCAGCGACGGATTGCTCATAGATGTCTGACCATCCATCGGACGCAGTTTCAAACCGTTCTAACGCCTCTTTGACGATCTCGTTTTGTTCTTCGCTATTTCTCTTCATCACCACTCACTCGCAAAGTCGAGTTCTTGAATATATGTGTCTTCTTCAAACGCTTGTGCAAACATTCGGAAGGCATCAGCCCCATTGCTTGCTGCATTATGTAAAGGCACTTTTCTGAAGGTGTCGTGTTTCTCATCGAACTGGTACTGATAGTTTGCAAGAGCTTCTAAGCCTTCTTCGCAGTTTTCTTCATGGAACCAGCACGCTTTAAATTTATCTCGCACCATCGCTATACCGTCCTCTACGCTTGCTATCCTCGGAACAGTCGTAATCGGATGCACTCCTAAGCCTTCCAAGATGTCTCTCCTGCTTCGGTTGTTACTTCCAAGCGAGATCACCTCAACATCGTGAGGAAGGTAATGAGTTCCGTAGAGATAACCTTTTTCCTTGAGGACATGAGCATAGTGATCTAAGTCGACTAACCTATGTTCATAGTAATCGATGAATCTCAGTTCTTTCCCGACTGACTGCATGAACCATATTGCATTTAAGTCGTTCCGGCCGAGATCCCAAAATGTATGCACCTCAAGGCTTTCAACCGGGAACCAACAAATCCGCCCTTCGTCTCTGGCTTGCTTGAGTTGATTTCTATAAATCGATCCGTCAACGAATTGTTTTAGCTCTCCTTCGTAAACGTGGAGATATTCCTCTTCGTTCTGGTCTTTGAGGATTTGCATCTCTTCTGGGAGCGTTGTCTGACTGAAGTAAGGATTGTCCCGGTAACTGACTTTCTTCACCATTGCGTTTTGCGGTGGATACAAAACAAATCTTTGGTAGGCTGCGTCAGTCTTATGCTCTGGATTGAAGCTAATCCAAATCTCGGATCCGGGCTTTCGTATTGAAGGTATCAAAGTCCTCCAAGAGTTCTCACTGACTGAACTGGCCTCCTCTACCCAACAAAGGTCAATGTTATCAATACTCTTGATCGACTGAATGTTTGCAAGAAGTCCAGTAAATATGAACGTCGTGCCGTTTACTCCTCGAATTTCGTTTTGAGTTACTTCGTAGAACCTTTCAAGTCCTAACGCTTCGATCCTTGATGCAAGGAGAGAATGAACAGAGTCCTTGATTGATCTCTGAATCTCTCTAGCGCATAAAATTCTTTTTGGGCTTTCCGTTCCCTTCAGGAGAAGGGCTGACGCCATCTGTACAGACTTCCCAGCTCCTCGACCTCCCCAATAGCATTTAATCCTATGAGGCTCGTAGAGTTCTCTAAATGCTGTCGGAACCCTACGTTTCAGGGGTGTCGGTGAATTCAATTTGATAAGCCGCTATCTGAACTGGGTAATCTTCGTCCCCTGAAAGCTCAATGCTCTTGAGGTCAGGTAGATACTTGCTTACGAGTTTAATCCTGCTTTCGATGGCTCCTTTGATTCTGCTGACTTCAACACTGTCCATTTCAGTGTCCAGCTCCTCTAATTTTTTAATAGACTCAACGACTTGCTCGATATGCTTCTGGTTGGCAAGTTGTTCTCGCAGACTATCCTGCCTGATCTTCCGATTCGTCTGCGCTCTCGTCATTGCCATCGTTTACTTCCCTTAACTTCTTCAATACTTCAATCTGTTCGATCATCTGTTTGATCTGCCCACCCAGCAAAACGCATTGGTTCATTGCATCGTTTCGCTGCTGTTCCAGTATCTCAATTCTGCCCTTGAGTTCTTCTGTCATTAGAAGTGTCTGTGGTCTGTGGGGTTGTTTACCTTCACTTTTATAAAGCTGGCGTCTTTCTTTCCATTAGCATAAGTCGCAGTCACTTTTATCACGCCATCCCCGGAATGAGCCGAGCTTGCGTAGAAACTAGCCACGTTACTACTAACTGAGGGAGTTGTGAGGGTAAGCCCTTGTCTGCCTTTGCTTTCGGCTGTTACGCCTGAGACTGACGTACTCTGGTCTGATGCTGCGTTAGTAAAGTCTACTTTGTACAGCATCTCAGTAGTTACGTTCTGTCCATAGCTCCGGTTTTGTGAACTATTTCTGTGCGGGTCAATAAGGATGCGTCTACTCATTTCCTGCGCCTAGTCTTCGCTTTCTTCTTAACGATCTTAGTAATCTCTCTGGCTTGCCCCTTATGAGTCCGGCTTGCCTTGTTGAGAGACTTCGCTATTTTCTTTAATTTTCTTTCGACTCGTCTGGTCATGGGATTTCCCGAAACAATCAGGGGGAAGGGAGAACATTCCCCCATCTTGCCATCATCGATATAAGGTGATTATGCATGGATGCGCTGAGACTCTCTCAAGGGGTAGAGGGTCAGCAGTCGCACCTTTCCATACCTTACACCAAATAAAACGTGTTGCAAACCTTTTTCTTTGCCAAGCACTTTCCTTGAAACGTACATAAACAAAGGGCTGTAGACGTTTTTGAGTAGGGGGGGGTATAGGGGTAGGTGTAAGGGCAGGAGGGAGAGTAGGTTTAGGGGTAGGGGTAGGGCTTATTTTTAACTGGTATCACGATACTAAAAAAGTGGTATCACGATACTGACACGCAAACAATTATGCGTAATTAACTGCGCCAAATTTAGTGCAGAAAAATACCTCATTTAATTGCACTAAACTTGGTGCAGAAAAATACTTTATTTAATTGCACCAAATAGATTGTATTACATGTAATGGTGTATTATCATCCTTGTAACTCAAATAAATCAAGGGGAAATAAAATGAAAGAAATACTGATCGCAGGGCATCGTATCCGAGTTAACTCAACGTCAGAAGAGGCAAACGAGGATTATGTTCCTCGCTTACCTGAAGATGGGTTGTCGTTTAACGATTTTAAAGACAAGTTTGACAACATATTTTTTGTGGACGCAATGAAGTTTGCATACGAACAGGGGCTTTTAAGAGGAAAGTTTGTAGCAGAGAGAGAAATAAAAAATTTAAAGGGAGAAAGGAAGGTGTTTAAGCATGAACGAAACTAAAGAACAAAAAAGAGCTCGGCTCAATCGTGATCGGGTTCAACGCCATAGGCTTAAACTCAAGAGGCAGGGACTCGTCAAGGTTGAGGTGTATGTCCTGCCTCAGTTTAGAAAAAAGCTCTTAGACTTTTCTAAAGGGCTTTCTTCCGTTTAGCTTTTCCGGGCTTGGCTTTTGGGGGTTCAACCTCTCGGGTCAAGCCCAACAATTTTTTAATCTTTTCCCATAACTTTTTAAGCATAGTTTTTTCCTAATTTTTCATCTAATAAAACTTGTACTAAGTCAAATGCAGTATTCTTGAGTTCTCTAGCTTTGGTCAGGCTAACGCTTGCCTCTTTCGCTACTCTCTTCATGTCGCCTGTACTGTAAAACCATTTTAAGACTAGAGGATACTTACTGTTAATCTTAGTTATCTGCCCAATGATTGAGTCGATTAAAATGAGATCACTACTGATAACGTCCCTTGGTGGTGACTTCGTTTCCTTTGCGTTTATGTATGACTTCAAAGGATTGCGCTTACCTCCCACCTCTAGGGCAAAGTGTCCATCGAGGAGACTCTGAGCCTTATAAGGGTTGGCTGATTCTTGCGCCAGTTCCCTCACCCATAACTCTATCAACTTGTCTGCCTTGTCAGCGAGGGTCATTGGCTAACGCTAGGACTCGTTCACTCAATCTTTTTGCTCTATTTGGGGTTTGATGCAAAGCCCATTTGCTATCCATCATTTCCAAGGACGCACCGCCATAAGCTCCTTCTTGAAAGTACGAATTAAATTTTTTAAAGCTAGATAACCCTTTTCTGCCAAGTTGAAAAGCCATATTAGTGACGATGTGGCAGCGTTCTTCGCTCCACGAATCAAATCCATCTCCGTAAATCGCTCGGCAGTCTTCGATAGCTGTTTGGACGTCTTTCTCAAAATGCGCTTTAACCGAGTCCATTGGGACTGTATCGCCTTCAACAAATCCATATTCTGCATCTCCCTCCACGATCTTATGCCCTATGCCACAAGTC